TACCTGCTGCAATAGTACCGTTATGGACATAAATGTCAGCTGAGGCACTATGGTCTGTCCAATAAGCTGTAATACTCTTAGTAGAACCAGTATTGTTGAACAAGTACATCAAGTTCCACTTAGCGTAGTAGCCAGTAGGAACCGTGTAGATAGTAGTTAGAGTGGCGGCAGTAAGGTTTAACCCTACCGTTACAGGACGTGCCATTTACTTTTTCTTAGCCTTGTTCTTAGCTGTACGAGCACCACGTTGGGGCATCTTAGCTTCACTCATCGCGATTGCGATAGCCTGCTTACGGTCTTTAACGACAGGACCACCTTTACCGCTATGGAGAGTACCATCTTTGTACTCACCCATAACTTTACCTACTTTAACGCTTTGTTGTTTCTTAGTTGTAGCCATAACTATATCCTACTATATTTATTACTCTTTGTCAATAGCTTTGAATGCTTTATCTGTAACATCCTTGTAGATTGAATACATTTTATGTCCAATCATCAAGACTGTGTATATTAGAGTAGCCCATAGAACTAACTCCGATACTTGGTAGCCTGCCACAGTAGCTAAGCTTACAGTCACAGGAGGAGCTGATTTAGTTACCAGAGCTACTCCTGTCTCCGTTGTTAAATGCTCTGACATAATGCTTAAACACTCAGAGCTTTGAGTTCTTTTAGTGTCTGAGCTTTTTCAGCAAGAGTTGTAATGTCTCTTAGACGCTGTTTCTCAGCAATTATGGCTGAAGTATCAGTCCCAGACTCAACAGCTCGCATATAAGCTACATCTTGAGCTTCCAATAAGGGCTTACGTTCTTCACGTAGACGCTCCTTAGTGATGTCTTTAGCTTTGTCAATGTTTACTGTAATCATTCAGTCACCTCTGGGAATGTATTGTAGTCAGCACCAACACCGTCATTCAACGTGGCCTCGTCAACTTCCCATGCTGCACGGAATGTACGATCACTGGGTACGTCTGCTGTATCCACAATCTTGAATGGCTTACCAGCTGGTACGTCTTTCAAAGCAATGGCTTCAATGCCGTATTGCTCAACAGCTTCTGGCGCAGGTACGATGACAGCTACACCGCCTTCGTCGTTTTGGTAAATAATACGTTTAGTCATAATTATCCTTTATCTGAAGAATGTGACATCAACAGCGGTGTAGTCACCGAGTGAGTCTCCATTATTGTCACCAGTGTAAATTCGCACAGATGAAGTCCCTTTTGACACATACGTTCCGCCTGAAATAGCGTAAGATACAATAGCCAAAGCACCAGTGCCACCACTGTTAGATGCACTTCCAGATGTCAGCCCATGCATAATGTAGTTTGTATCTGGCATAGCATTTGAAAAGTTCACCGTGTAATCGCCTGTGCCGTTATCGCCAATACTGGAGACATTCCCACTAGCACGGACACTAACAGTATTCTTACCGTTGAAGTTCACCCAAGCGCGGCAACCATAAGCGACAGCCGCTGAACCGTAGCCTGAGTTTATGTATGTATTTCCGCTTGTGTCTACGCCAAAACGAACTAATGCTGCCGTCTGGTCATAGAGATAGTACGAGCCTCCCGGCATTGGTCCAATAGCTCCTGACGCAGCTACAGCGCACTCCCAAGCACGTGTATTTGTATTTCTAATTTCAATAGCGGTTGCAACTGAATTGCTTGACTCAAAACGAGCTGGCCAAATAGCTGTGTCAGATACGTTAAGTTTATTGGTGGGGGAATTCGTACCAATACCTACGTTGCCGCTGGAGTCCCAATAAGGAGCACCAGTAGAAAGTTTAGCAGGCGCGACCGCTCCACTATCTATAGTCCACACAGTCCCTGACGAGGTAATTGTAATATCTCCTTTGTCACCGTCACTAGGGGTACCAGACACAGGAGCCCAAGATGTAACTGTGCCGTTGGTAGTTAAGAACTTACCTGAATTACCTGTCTGAGAGGGTGTATAACTAGCTGCTGTAGTCGCTGAAGCTGCTGCGTTGGTTTCACTTGTAGCTGCTGCTGAAGCACTGTTAGAAGCGTTTGTAGCTGCTGTTGAAGCAGTGGAAGCGCTGCTGCTTGCATTAGATGCAGAAGTAGAAGCTTCACTGGCCTTAGTAGTTGCTGTGCTTGCAGACGTGCTAGCTGACGAAGCTGAGGAGGAAGCCTCAGAAGCCTTAGTAGTTGCAGTAGAAGCTGATGTGGATGCGTTAGATGCAGAAGATGCTGCATTAGTTTCCGATGTAGCAGCTGCTGAGGCGCTACTGGAAGCATTCGTAGCTGCTGTCGAAGCAGTAGTGGAACTAGAGGCAGCGTTAGTGGCTGACGTGGCAGCTTCTGAGGCCTTAGTCGTAGCTGTAGATGCTGATGTAGAGGCACTAGAAGCACTGGAGGAAGCGTTAGAAGCTTGTGTGGTAGCTGTGGAAGCAGAGGTAGAAGCAGAAGAGGCACTTGAGGCAGCCGCTGTAGCACTGTCTGCTGCATCGGAGGCGCTAGAGGCTGCTTCCGTGGCTGAGTCAGCTGCATCAGAGGCTGAGTTACTAGCGTTAGTGGCTGCTGTGGAAGCAGTAGTAGCTGAACCTGCTGCGTTAGTCTCTGAAGTAGCTGCATCAGTAGCACTAGAAGCAGCTTCAGTGGCTGAATTAGCCGCTGCTGTAGCAGAGGAGGCAGCGGAAGTAGCAGACGCTTGAGCAGCATCCTTAGCAGCTAAGGCTAGTGCTGAGGCATTAGTAGCGTCACCTGTGGCATCACCTGCGCCACCCGGACCACGGTAGATAGCGATAATTATTCTCCTTGTGCAGGTGTAGCTGCTTTAGTGTTAGTCTTCTTAGGAGTAGTCTTGACAACTTCCTTAGCTGGTGCTTCCACTTGTTCAACCACAGCTTCGTAGCCTGAATGACCAACCATAGAATCAATATCCACTTGGTTAGTGAACTCAATCACATTACCGCTCAACAAACATTTAAATTTAGCCATATCAACCTCTTACTAGACAGACCAAAGGAGGCTCCCTTGTGGAGAACCCCCTTCAGTCTAGCTATTATTAGCTTGGTACGACCAAAGCAACAGCGCCGTAGTCACGCAACTCGCCAACACCGTACAATGTATCAGCAGTAAACAGAGTACCGAGGTATTCTTGTTTGTACTGAGTTTGTGAACGGATACCGACTTGCTCAACCAAAGCGAAGCTGTCCTTGTGACCCATCAAGCAGACACGTGCGATAGCAGTACCTGAAGCTGGGTAAGCAGAAGTAGCGGAAGCGCTATCAGCGTTGCTAGACACAAACACGCCCATGCCATACAAGTTACCAACTTCACCGTTGCGAATGGTGTTACCAGAACCAGCTTCACCAACGAAGGCTTGTTCAGTGTAACGAGCCAAACCCATCAAGGTGTTGCGGCTTGAAGGAGGGATGATGAAAAAACGACCGTCCATAGGCACGTCTTGGTCATCCAAGCGTTGAATAGTGCGGCGGATAGCAGCATCAGTCAAAGCAGAAGCGTTACCAGTGTTGGTATTAGCAGTGTAATCAAACGCTGTAGTACCGTCACCACCGATATAGGCAGAGCCGTAACGAGCGCCAGTAGAACCACCGTTAGCCAAACGACCCAACTGGATGATGTCGCTATCGATTTGCTTAGCGAGAGCGTAACCAGCGTCATCAGTGTAGAATGAACGCAGGCTAGACAAAGCTTGAGCTTCAACGATGTCTTCGATCAAACGGCTATATTCATAGTGCTTGTTGATGGAGATGTCCACAACGCCTTCAGTTGCAGCAATCAATGTAACTTGAGTCGAAGCAGCCTTAGCAGACGCAGTACCACGGGTAGGAACTGGAATGTGAACGGTGTCACCTTTCTTGCCTTTAAACGACATCTTCTTGATGAGGTTCGCAGCAACGAGGTTTTTCTTATAAGCAGCTGCAATTTCATCACTCCAAATTTCTGGAATGAAGTTAGCTGCTGTGGTGGTGGTTACGTGATTAGTACCGAGTGCCATTTTAAAAGTCCTTGATTAAAATTGAAATACAAAAGTTTTACTTGATACGGCCTTCAGCGTAAGCAGCCATAATCTCCGGTTGGAGGGCTTCATAACGCTCTGGGTCACGCATCCTTAGCTGAATAAGGTCAGCGCGTCGATAGATCTTTTTAGAGGATTCACCAGTACCGCCTACATCAACACTTGCCGCCTTGAGAGACTGCTGACGCGCCGTATTATCAACAGCAGCGACTTGCTTAGTCTGAACTTGCTTCAACTGTTTGTAGGTAGACAACAACTCATTAGCACTGTCGAAATCATATTCACCATCAGCTTTAGCGTACAAACCAAGACGTACTGGAGAGGCTTTTACCCACTCTGTAAACCCTGCATCTTGAACGACCTGTTGGAAGTCAGGATGTGTAGCTGCTAGCTTTTGCTGAATATTCATCCGTTTGAACTCTTGGGTGGCTTGTTTAGCTGCCAAGACATCAGGATGTTGATCGACTGTCTTACGAATTGCTTTCTGTGGATCCTCAAAGAAATCTACTTCAGGCTCTTCTACAATAGGTTTGTGGGTGCTTTGGAGGTTCTGCTTGATAAGGTCATCAGCCAGCTTACGGACTTCGCCTACCTCTTGAGCTTGTTTACCGATTAGCTTTTCAGCCTCTTGGTGCATACGGATAATGTCGTCTACGCTTTTACCCTGATATTTCTCAGGAACAGTAGGCTTGGTATCCTCTACTACAACTTGCTCTTGTGGTTGCTCGGTTTCGTGCTCTACTTGATCGAAACTACCTTGCGTCTCTTCTTCATCTACTAACATATCTTCCCTTTCCTGCCAACTAATGTGGTTCTAGGAGTCTTTTAAAATAAAACTCGGCTACTAAGTAGCTTATGAGTTAGCTTTTTGTTCTTGGGCAAGCTTTTCAGCTCGCTTACGAACCCATGAATCAGAGGCTGTCGGGAAAGAGCCTGAGCAACCTTCTAAATTCAATCGGATTGCACTGATAATCTTCGCTGCTTCAGCGCCGCATTTACTACAATGTAGGTGCTGCACGTTGTCGTCAACCAAAGCTTCAGTACGGTGTGAGTTAGCACAAAGGAATTCAAATATACGACGAGCCATTTAAAGTGACCCCTCTTCTTCTAGTTGAAGTTCCTCATATGCCTTCTCGTACAGCCCTTTCAGACCATATAACCAGTTCAAAATATCCAGCTGTCCACGACGAAAGTCTAATGGGTGTGTTTCCGTGACAGCAGATAGTTTGTCGTAGCTATTCTTTACACGCTCGATGTCTTCCATTAAGTCTGCCCACCCTTGAGTGGACATCATTGAAAAGGCATCTTCGTAGAATCGTTCTAAGGATTGTTCCATAATGGAGTCCTATTAGTTAATAAGGGTGTACTGTATAGTACTTTAATGAACTTGTCAACCCTTTTGTAGTACTTATTGTAAATTATTTCGCTTATTTAGCATTTGCATAGTAGCAATGCGCTCGTTCGACGCAATATCTGCTACTTTCAGGTTCACATTCTTCTCTTTGAGCATCAAATCAGCCAGTTTCAAGCGTTTCTCGAAGTCATCACCTTGATTCAGGTTAGTGGAAGCTGCTGTAACCATCTTCGCTTGCAGCTCAACAGGCATCATCTGTGTTTCCACTTGTGTCTGCTGTGCATTAGCAGCTTTTTCAGCTGTTTGAGCCTGCAAAAGAGCCAACTGAGCCTGCAATGTCTGCAACTGGAGTTGTTGCTGCATCATTTGCATCTGTTGTTGTTCAGGATTAGGTTGGCGCATCTTCTCCAACTCAGCCATCATCTCAAAACGGTTGCTCAGAGAGCTGTTCTGTACGATACCCTTCAAGATAACAGGTAAAACAGGGGTATTTGGGCCGAGAGTCTGCAACAAAGCAATGAACTGCTGTTGTTCGTACTCACGAGCCATGATGCCCAAAGTAGCCGTAGGCACGAAGTTCATGTCAACTGAGGGATAACGCTCAGGGTCGAACTGCATGTAACGGAAAGCAGCCTTCTTGATGAAAGGCATCAGGAAATCTTCTTGGAAGTTGGTCAGAGTACGTTTGTACTTCTTGATAATCGAGGCAACAGCCATCGAAATACCGCCTTGACCTGCGTCACGAGACACAGAAGACACCATGCCTTGAGAGTCTAGAGTACCTGTAGCCTGCAAAAGCATACGCTCGAACTCTTTAGAGGTAGCTAGGTTGCTAGTGCCTGTCTGACCGAAGGTAAACGGGAACAAGATCTCCTGTGGAGCACCGTTGGTCAAGATAGCCTTACCGGGCTTAACCTCAAACTTAGCACCACGTGGGAGTCGTGTAGCGTCCATAGCGATCATAGGAGCGCTTGTAAGGGCCAGAGAATCCAAATGGCTACGGATCTGTGCGTCCACTGCCTTTTGCATGTTGTAGGCCTTCTCAACCGTACCACGACCCATCAGACGGTTAGGGACAGTATCATCTTGATACAAGACAACAGGACGATCCTTCATCATGTAAGGGTTAGCCTCAGCCTTCAAGAGCAGAGAGTCATTACCAATCACGATGATTGCTTCCACCAAGTCAGCGTAGTCATCCACTGAGGAGTCTTCAGGGAACAAGTCAACAACTTCCTCACCTTCGTTCTCTAACTGCTCCAAGTACTCACGAGGCACTAGGCCGTAGTAAGTCAAGAGCTTAACCTTGTCATCCTTAAACTGAGTGGACTCTTGGGTAGCTTCAAGGGAGTCTTCAGAGTACATTGGACCGATGTCTACCTTACGATAGATACCGTCTTCCATGCCTTTGACGATCTTGTGCATGGATACGTACTTCTCGATAGCTACGCCCATACATTCTTCAATGGAAGTACCGTTAGGATCCCACAAGAAGTTCTTAGGGTTCACAGGAACGATCTTCACTGCTGTACGAGGCTTCTCTTGTACGCCAATGGCTGCTTGGCCTTGTACGCCGGGGATAGGCTGAGTAGCTGGAACGTATTCGATCTCTTCCTTGACTACAATCTCACCGATACCTGTACCGTAGATCTCAGCCATCAATTCAATCTGGTCGATACTCTTACGGATCTTGTCCTTATCGAAGTCTTCCTTCAACTGAGCCTTCAAGACCTCTACGTCGATGTCATTACCGTTAACGTCTTGGAGGTCATCCTCGATATCGAAGAAGTCACCCTGACCGAAGATAGCTTCCATGATCTCAGCATGACGAGTCTCTACAGCCTGTTGGGTAGCAGGACTAACCAGCTTAGAACGCTCAGATTCACGAGTCTTATCGTTAGCTGCCCACTGACCACGGAAGATACGCTCATACTCTTCCCAAGCATCTAGGAAGTTAGTATCGCGGTGATCACGCCAACGATCACAATGGTCAACTACGAACTGAGTTAACTCTTTGTCGGAGTCACTCGGCTCTTGCCATTTAGTGCCTTCGTTGTTATCCATATTTTCTGCCATAATTATAGGTTTTCCTACGTAGTTAAACGCACTATATACTTTTTTGTTTACTTTGTCAATAGATTTCTATGAAATCGTAGCTTTATTTAATACTTTAGAACCCACTAACGCTATCTAGAGGTTCCCAATCATCTTCTTCATAGTCTTGCTGGTAGCTAGTAACAGCTAATTGGTCAATGTAAGACAAAGCATCAACCCTGTCATCATGAACCCCTGCTGTAGGGAACATCATGATCTGATCGAAGGTTTCCTTCCAATCCTCTTCCTCGTTGAAGGAGATACGACCATGTTCTAAGCGCCCCTGTAAGGACCAAACAACCCTGTCTTGCTTCTTCCTGTTCCCGTGTGTCAGGTCTGAGATGTGGCAGTAGACGTTGTTCTTCCTCATCAAGTCATTGAGGTAAGGGCTTACAGCGTTCTTCAAAGCACCCTTTTCGATGCCGATAGCGATAGGCTTATACTCACGTACTACATTGAGGATCTTAGCTGCTGTAGCCTTAATATCCCATCTACCAGCTATGATCTCCTTAACCCACCAGTTACCGTTGTCTTCTACCTTGACGATGGCTATAGCTGATTCATCAAGTCTAGACTTAGCAGCACCGGGGTTCTTCCCTACTTCCTCGAAGCCAGCTAAGTCAATAGCTACTACGTACTCACCGTAGCTAGGCTCAGCTGAGGTCTTCAACCACTCCTCTTTGAATACCTCTTGTCCTGCATTATCGAAACTTGCTAAAAACTCTTGCTTAAACGCAAAAGAACTTAATGTTCGTTGAGCAGCTTCAATTTCCTTAGGGTCGATGGTCTCGTTATCTTGGGTCGTAAACTGCCAAGACTTCCACTCAGGATCGACAGCCTCTTGACCTAATTTGAAAATATCGTAAACCCAGTTTCTACCGTTAGGGGTAGTAATAAACAAAGCCCGTCCTTTTTTGTCAGACAAAGCAGCGCGGATTACTTTTTCCCAAATATCAGACTTAATAAAACTACATTCGTCTAACACCACGTATGTCAGTGACACACCACGCAGCGAGTCTGGATTGTCAGCTCCTCTAACAAGAATCTTGCGCCCGTTCACTAAAGTCATTTCGAGATTGTTGATGTGCGAGCTCTTAATAACAGGCCGTCCAAGCTCTAGCAACAAATCCCACATAATTGTTCGGGCTTGTCCTAGCGTTGGCGCAATATACATTACAGCCGAGCCTTCTGGGCAATTAAGGGCCTCGATAAGTAATGTGATAGCTGATAAGCGGGACTTACCTAGACGACGTCCTCCAGCTACCACCTTGAAGCGGGTCTTATCAGCAAATACTTTTTGTTGCCACGACAGCATGGCAAAGTTGAGTTCAGTTGTCATGGAATTTATTGCTCTTTTTAAAGTTATCGGAAGCAGGAATAACTCTTAAATTCCAAGGAACATGTAAACCACAGACTGTTTTGCCTTGTAAAGGTACGATATGATTTACGTTGTACTTTATACCCATCACTTTAGAACACCAAGCCGATAACTCGTATTCTGTCTGTATATCCTGTAGCTGTTCAGCGGTCAACCATTTAGGAGTACGTTGAAGCTTAGCAGCATGTCGTTTTTGTGTCTTATAACAGAAATAAGCAGGTCGTTCTTTAGCGTCCTGTCTATCTTTAGCTCTTAGATATTCTCTATTCTCGTCTCGCCAACGAGCAGAACGAGCTTTTTCTTTTTCGCTATTTTGAGCGTAGAAATCTTTTTTACGTTGGAGTTCTTTTTCAAGATTGTTCTGATAGAAGTCTCTTTTTTCTTGTCGGCGTTTTTCTCGATTAGACGCTTCGTATTCCAAAGAAGTCTTACGTTCACAGGTTTTGCACTGATGTCTAGCTTGCATAAGACCTTTACGGTCTTTAGCTTGTCTGAACTCTGAAAGACTTTTAACTTCCCCACAAACTTTACATTGTTTATCAGACATTTTCGGTACCGTCTAGTTCACTAATACGATATTCTACATCTTCAATAACCTGATTGTCAACCTCTGAAGCAGTAACAATAGGCGTACTAAGGCCAGTGATATTAATGCTAATAGAAGGAGCACTACCGCTTTGTTTGACTTGTTCAAATGAGGATACAGGGGCTAGACGATCAATAATCAATTTCCAAGCCGCTTGCTGCCCTTTATGGTTATCATCAAGCGCAGCATTAAAGACTGCCTCTAGCACCTTAGCACTCTTAGGTGAGTTGAGCATACGGGCTTTAAAATCCTCCATGATCGCACGATCACCAGCAGGACGGCCTCTCAGTTCACGATTACCCTTTTTCTTGGAGACAATATCTGTTTTCTTTGGTCTGCCCCTCTTAGGCTTAGACACTTCTTGATTCTGATCTGTCATGTTTACCCTTCAAGGACATAGACAATACATCTACTACACGTAGACAATAAATTGACAAAGAACTATAAAGTTACTTTATGTTAACTTTAATGAAACTTGTTTAAAGTAAAAATAAAGTAAGTTTATAATTATAGAGTAGTAGTATTTATAAATACCACACTATTGTTAATACACCTTGGTGAACACCTTAGTCACCTCAGCTGAAACTTTAAAGTCATCCAGTATAACTTCATAGGTCATTATATACATCTTTTTAGGTTTGTCAAGTCTTTTCTGTAACTTTTATCAACTATTTTGTCTCCTATCTTCATAGGGCTCTTGTGTCCACTTCATAGCCCTCATGAGACTCTATGAAGCTATCTTCATGGGCTCCTGTGTCCACTTTCTAGTTACCTTTATTGTCTCTTTTACACAACAGTCTATCTTAGTCCATAACTTCCTTGATTTACTTAGACTTTTTAGTCATTAGGTCTTCTTTCTCTATTGACTTTTTTGTATGCTTTAGAGGTCTTCTTCCATGCTCTTTTTTGTGAACTTAGTAGGCTCCCACAAAAGTAATACTCAATAGCTGACCCCTCCCCCCATCATCATAGGCTACTGAGAATCATTATCAGTTACTCTAAACCTTACAAAGCTTACAATACTTACAAAGCTTACATTCCTTACAATACTTACAAAGCTTACACGTGAGGGGCTATGTAGCACCTATTTAGTACCTCTACAGACACCAAACCTAAGCACTTAATTAGTGCATTATAGGGTATTCATGCACCAACATGATACATAAATGCACCACTATCGTGCCACCTGTGGATAACCCTTGTAAGCTGTGGATATCTTATCAGATTGTGGATAACTATGCAAATACTAGTAATCAAGCCATATCTGCTTGTGGTTAACCTGAGCATATTCTCTGAAGTACTTGTAAGGTTCAAGCTGGCACGGTATCTGCTAAGTAATATCCGTCAAACGACAAACAACTTGCAAAGGATCAGCACCATGTCAACACAATACAACGTAGCTATCAAACACACGGACGGTAAACTGTCTTATCTGTCGCACCGTGATCGCATGGAATGGACATTACGCACAGCACGTAAGCACGCTAAAGACTGCACAGCTAAGATCGTATCGGGTCAATGGCCTAATGTTAAGTATGTCGCTGTCGTTCTCGCTTAATCAATCTAAACACAAGGGTAAACACTATGTCTACATTCACTGATCGCATTCTATACTGTTTCTATGCCGTCGCCATTCTAGTTGTTTGGCTAACATTGTAAGAATCTAACTTATAAAGGCTTAGCAATAGGCTCTTATGCGGTAGAATCTACCAATTATCAACTTCCCAAGAATCGAGGATACCATGACCGATAACGAAATCAAATGCCCGCACTGCAACACAGTCTCTAACATTGGAGGCTTAGTTGGCGAACACACTAACGACTGCCCTAAGTGTGGTAAAAATGTATTTAAACAGGCTGTTAGTGACTTACAAAACCACGTCAATGATATTGCACGTCGTATCAGTGAAGCTGATTTTGACCTTAACGACGACGGGGACGAATGCTCAGCCTTTGACTATCTTCAAGACGCTTTAGATATTGAGTACATTGCCGCCAGTGACAAAAAGACTTTGTTAGGTGCTCGCGTGCTCGTTGCCTTTGGTGGCCCTAATATCTGGGTAAACACACGTACAAACACAGTCGAGGGGCATTGGTGGGGTGATAGTGCCTCTGCTACCTTCACTGATAACTTAGGCCTTCAAGAGGCTTTAAACGAATTGTATAACTGTTAATTAAGGGGTAATCATGCTAAACAATAACGAATTCGTAAACCTTGAACGCCGATTATGGGCTGAAGGTAACCCGCTCTGTGACGAATTAGTCTCAACCCGTGATGAATTGCTATATTTGCTAAATGAAGCCAAGAAGGTAATGGAAAAGTACTCACCAGTACTCAGTACGTTAGCTGATAGTGACGATCTAGATTTCTATCGAGAATGGGATAACTTCGGGGATACTTTAGACAATCTTGGCTATGATTTAGGCATTGAAGGCGGTATCCAATACAAACTACACGGGGTGACAAAATGAAATACATGATTTTAGATACTAACAATGGATGGTTTAAAGCCTTTGAAGGTTCAGAGGATGAAGCTATCAAAGAAACTGAGCGTCTTTCTGTGTTCCATGATCGTCGATACAGCTTACATGATGATATGGGTCATTTAGTAGGTGGGACTTATATCCCTGAGCCGATTTATGTCTTTTTAAGGGGATAATGTATGACTATGATCTTTGTCTGTTACTTTGTCGATCTACTCATTGAAGGAATTGTTGTATGAAAACAACAGTATCTAATTGGCCTTTCCCTGCCAAAGATAACCCTTTGATACCATGGACACCTGAACAACAACGAGAATACGAACAACAGCAAAGGGCTAAAGTGCCTGACGCACCCATGATTAGAGTGTAAGCTCTAAAATTTGTGTTGACTTTGTGCTAACTATAAAGTAGCATTGCATTGTTGACATAAACACGAGGAAACAATGGAATACGTTACACAAGAACGCCTAAAACATCTAATGCGCTATGAAGATGGGAAACTCTATTGGGTTAGACCAACTGCAAAGTGGATGAAAGCAGGCACAGAGGCGGGTTTTATCATGAATATGGGCTATCGAATAGCTTGTGTCGATGGTAGGCAGATAATGTTACATCGTTTAGTGTTTTTATACCATCACGGGTATACACCTGAGATTGTAGATCACATTGACGGCGATATTTTGAACAACCGCATTGAAAACTTACGACCTGCAACACGTTCACAAAACAACATTAATGCGAGGACAAGGAATGACAACAAATCAGGCCAAAAAGGGGTACGCTGGCGTGAAGATCACAAAAAGTGGCAAGCGGGGATCACAGTAAACAAGAAAAAGCACCATCTGGGCTTCTATACGGCCTTTGAAGACGCTAAAAAAGCTTACTTGATAGCGGCACAACAACTGCATGGAGAATTCGCTACAACGCGAGGAAAGGACAACAAATGAGATGCCAAAGTTGCGATAGACTTTTAACAGCTTATGAGTCTACGTTGAAAAACGCCACGACTTACAAATATCTAGACTTATGTAAAGTTTGTCTCGAAGACATTAAGCCCTTCGTGCGCTTGATTGACAGGAAAGACTTGCTAACCGAAGCTGACCTTGATGATGAACCAGAGAATGACGATCTGGACACAGGGGTTTCCCTAGAAGACATTGATTCACTATATAGCTATCATGATACTCATGAGAACTACGGAGATGACTATGCAAGTTA